TACTGCTTATTCCACAGTGCTTCCAATGCATCATCATCCTCAAGAAGAGGACCAGCTGCTGCGAACTCAGAAGAATCGTAGTTCCAGTAACCTGCAACCTTCTTCAGTTTCAGTTTGAAGTTAGCACCTTCCCAGAAGTCAAAGGGGTTGATGGCAGTCTCATCTTCATACTCAGGTTGCATTGCTTCCATGATCTTATCAAAGATCTTCTTACCGAATTTATACAGGAAGACTTTGCCTTCATTGTCAGGATTTGCTTTGTCCTGCACAACATAGATGTTGGCATAATAGGACAGTTTGCGCTTCTGCTTACGAACAGTGTCCTTGTCGGAGTCAAGACCACTGTTCCACAACTCACGGTTGTGCTCAGACACGGGATCCTTCTGACCCAGAGTGGTCAGGGAGTTCTCAATGTACCAACCACCAGGACCTTGGAAGGCATGGGAGTACATCTTTGCCCAGGGGAGTTCTTCTCCATCTGGTGCGGGAAGGAAACGGATGACTGCATAACCATTGCCAGTCTTGTCCATTTCAGGTTTCCAGAGACGGTCATCTCCACCGCCACTAGTATTGTTCATCTTCTCAACTTCTTTGACCAGTTTAGAAGTCAAAGAACCAAGAGAAGATTGCTTCTTAAGATTTGCGAATGACATTCGGATTACCTCGGATTTGTACGTATTTGGCTTGTGTGTACCTCTGTATTCTACAGGTCAGAACCAGACTTGTCAATCTGATCCTTCATCACTTCAAGCATTTGTGACATGTTACTAAAAACAGTGCTCATGTCAGCATCGGGTGGAAGACCCATCATGGTTGCGGATTCGACAATGCGTTGCTTCATCATCTTTGCTTCGGGATCATCTGATAAACTCAGACGAGTATAAAGAATTCTTTGTTTATCAAGAAGTCTTTCCAACATACCTACATGAAACTTTTTCTCTTCTTTATTCATAGAGGGGAACTTGAAGACGTTACGATAAACATCCTCTTGCAACTCACTTATTTCCGTCATTTCTGCACGGACAACATCTGAATCAAAGAAACTCATTCCTCCTCTGACTCCTCTGACTCCTCTTCTTCAGGTTGAGCATTTGCTTCTTCAATTTGTTGAAGAATATCAATTGCTCCAATAACTTTCATGTAATTGGCACGAAGTGTTTCGAGTTGTTGTTCAATATCAACTTTCTGTTTGAGCAGATTTTGTAATACTGTTGCATTGTCAAGTACCATGGACCATCTCCTTTAAGATTTTTTTGTAGTGGGGTACATCGATATTTAGGAATGGAGAATACTTCCGCATTCTCATGCTGACAGTTTCCCACACCGGGTCTGTTAGTTTTTTATCATAATCAGTTCGATAATCAAGTATCTTATCACAGATTACCATTGTCTCAAGTGAAATATCCCCACTAAGATATCCCTTAAGTATGGGTGAGTGTCCGTTTGAACTTGCGAAAGCATCATTAATATCTCTATTAGCAAGCACGGACTCCATCTCTTCTTTAAAAACATAAGAGAGGGATTGTGTTCTTCTTTTCCATGAAGTATATCTACCTTCACCTTCTCTTATCATCTCTCCTATCCAAAGCTTACTTGGATCAGTGCAGGTGATAAAGTTAGATACAAAGAACTCAACTACTTCTTTATCGTCTTTGTTTCGTGCTAGTTTCTCAAACCAGAAACGATCTTTCCGTTTATAGAAAGACTGTACGGTCGCACGACTTTTACCACAATACTTATGATAGTCATATTTTTCTTTCGTGAAGTGATTCTTCAGTGAAAGATATTGTTTATAGGCATCAAACGGCATCATCAAAAAAGTAATAAAGGAATTTTTTGCCGGAAAAATTTTTTACCCGAAAATGAATTTAGAGAGGTAATTTGGCACGGGAACTTCTTTTTAGAAAATTAAGTTCCTGAGCTTCATACTTAATCTTCTCTTTCAATGGTTTAGAAATTAGTTTAGGAACTGATTCTAAATCGATACCATTCTGTTCACAGAAGTGAATAATAGCATCAATGTAACTCATCTTTTCATCCTTAAGAACAAGAGTTTCGATCTCTTGTGCGAAACGTGATGGACAGAAAAACTTATTCTCTAGTGCTTTCTCTAGTTCATTCCCCATTCTCTGACCTAGTATTGTGATGTACAAATTCTTTAATATAACGAACTAGAAGTTTAATATAGTCCCCTTTATTCCTTTTGTCAAATACTTCGACCTCACCACCAGGAGTAACCATGATAGTGATGAGTTTCTTCACGGGAATACCAGTCAATTCATAGTAAGCGGAAGCATAGAACATTTCCTGAACGAAATAGTTCTCCAACCACTCTTCTGGTTTAATCTTTTCGGAGGTCTTAAAATCTATGACTGCTAGTTCGCCTTCATACTCGCCAATACAATCAACTCTACCTGCTAAACCAAGATACTCAGAATAGAGTGTTCTTTCTATGGCGTGTATATTATTTATCTTGTCCAAATATGGCTTGGCATGATGAAACATAAACTTAGTCAGAGGTTTAAACTCATTCCAATCTATTTCTTTGTTCAACATGTAGAGTTCAGTTGCTGCGTGAAAGTCTGTTCCTCGGGCAGTTGCTTTCTTAGTAATACGATTTGCTTCTTCAATACCGATTCTTGCTCTCCATTTAGCAAAGATCTGTCGGTTGTAGAAAGAAGTTACAGACGTAATGGAAGGCACCCATTCTCCATTTGGAAGATTATAGAGACGGATGCCTTGTGTTTCTTTTTTGTTTAGTTCAAGATCACCGAGAAAATTATGATGAATAAAGGTCATAAATTAAGTTCCATTTTTGCAATTAGATATTCTTTACAGAGTCCTGAACGAACAATATCCTCAACACCAAATTCAATGATATCCATGGATGGCATTGTTCTAAGAATTTTCATAAAGTCTGCAATTCCATTCTTCTCTGCAGACTTGATAAGATCGGACTGAGTAGCATCACCACAGAACATAATTTTAGAGTCCTGTCCAATCCTTGTAATAATACTATCAAGTTCGTGAAAGTTCAAGTTCTGAAATTCATCCACGATGATGATAGCATTATCAAGAGTTGTGCCACGAATAAAAGATGTGCTCCAGAAACTGATGGTTCCTTGATTTTTGAGATTTGCATAGAGCATCTCAAAATCAGAATCTGTGGGCATCTCAAACATGTACTTTACCATATTCTTATATGGAATCTGATAAAGTGAAGACTTATCCTCATGGTCCCCAGGTAGGAAACCAATCTCTCTGGTTGCTACAAGAGATCTAACAAGGTAGATTTTCTCGTAAGGTGTCTTTTCATCCAAGACATCTTTTAAAGCATTGTAGAGGGTAATAAAAGTCTTACCTGTACCTGCTGCACCATATGCTACAAGATTTTGATCGTTCTTATAGCATCGGAAGAGTTCCTCCTGATTCTGGGTCAGGGGTTCAATCTTCCTCATTAAATCTGAGTTGATTGGTTTCTTTCTTTTCATGTGCTTATTAGACATCCCGAATGGGACAATTGGTGTTTGAGACTTTCTTTTTGCTGGCATAAGCTGAGTTTAGTTAGAAGGAGTAGTCACGATTTTTCCGAACCGTGGCACCCGGTTGTTTGGATGCACGGTCCAGAACTTCATTCCAACCGCTAGACTTTGCTTCTCCTGTCCATCTAAACTCTGTGTCTACTCCAGCACACCCTGCTGACCAATCTTTATCCCAATCTGGATTTTCTTTTCTCCACTCATCGTATGCTTTCATGGACATACTGAGTTCTTTCTTCTCTTTTGTTTCTCTATTAATAACAGGGTACGTTGGCATAAACGTTCAATCCTTTTCTTGTATTTATTAAATCCATTCCATTGCTTCCGCAACGGCAGGGAATTGTTCGCAGAAGATCTTCTTAGCACCCAAAGCAATGTCCATGTGCTCCTTCTGTGTGCCATTTGCAGAACGCAAATCAATATAATGAATCCATGAGCG